CCACTGAGTTGTATCGCGCGGTGAAGTCAGACACATCTGACATGTTGAGAGGGTACGAATCAATCTGCACACCCCTCAAAGCAAGTTTACCGGCGGTGAGAAGCCGTGGCGACTGGAAATTGACAAACTTGTCAAAATACGAGCGCCAGGTCTCCGCGCGGTTGCCCACGTCCGGCATCGTGTTCATGAGCCCTGCATAGATAATTCCTTCCGCAGTTTGTAGTGGTGCTGGGCACATGAGCTGCAATGATATCGCAGACGGTACAAGCGTAACAGCCGCCCCCAAACCACCAAGTGGTAAGGTGAAGGATGCTGCATTGTTGGGATCATTGATCGGTAGTGTTGCTGCCACGTCCGATATCATACAGATTCCGTTCCAATTCTCCACTCCTACACCACCATGTGACTGCTTGAAGCAGCCAATGATGTTGCATTCTTGGTTGATGTTAACTCGCCTGGTGGAACGGATAACCGTATACGGACCAACAGCTCGCGGCAGTGGCAAGTGCTGAGACAATTTGGCGTCCCACACCGCGTGAGTATGAGAATCCACAGAGCCAAAAGCCTTCTTCGTCACTGCCCCCGCTCCTTGTGCCAACACTGTCGTGGCACGTGACCGTGCATTGGAGCGGCGATCTCCCCCCTTGCGACGAGGTTTCACTTTGAGCGTGATCTTCTTTACCTTCTTGCCGTTGCGTCGCAGAGCCATAGCTCGTCGTTGTTAACTGCAAGCAGTCAGCTGTATGTCTTGACCCAGCAATCGGGTCGTCGTGTGCCATCCTCACGAAGGCAACGCGTTGTCTTCATGCATATATACATATTTACAGACACTGGTGCAATCTCTACAAATCGCTAGTCAACTTACTATCCGTATTGGCTTGCTACCGGGGCTGATCATTTCCCCCCCTTTACCTGCCACCTCAAGCATATGGCAGTAGTAGATGTGTCTGACTCGTGATCGACCGAAGACACTACAAGTGCCTTGTCCGCTTACATCTACCAGGGAAACCAAAAGGGAATCTTGGTAAGCAGTTAGTTTGGGTCATGGAGTGACTAAGTCGTGCCTCTTGCATAATCGGGTGTGTAGACACCGTTCCTCGACTTCTCCGCCCGTGCTAACTTCACGTCGTAACCATTCCTTTCGGGGGTTGCAACACACTGCGCATCGCTGCTCAGGTGCCACTGTTGCCATGTCGATCCCATCATCATCGAATCGTTCCAGACATGCCAAGGGATGAGCCCCCGTTCTATACGAGTTAGAGTGGCGTTCCTCAAGCGGTGACTAAATCCGCTCCTCGCATGGCCTTCACCTCAGGTGTCCCGTACAACACCAGCAGGCTCGCCTCTGCAGTTGTGTCAGGCTGCAGAGTTGAAGAATAAGCCTCGGTCAAACGATGCATCCCATCAACATCGTGTACCTTACGGCTGCTGGGCGCGCAAAGCAGGTGACGCGTATCCGTTTAGCTCTCTCTTTCGCACATGTATAATATAACCGTGGGAGATTTCAGCCAAACCCATACCCGCCAATCTGGTACTTCCTCTCTCGATGCAGGCATTTCCTCCTGCACCCCCGGGTTTCTCCGGCAAAATGCCGAATTCGTGAGATATCTGCTTCTCGGTTGATGCAAGTCACGCGTGGCGCCTATTGGCGCCACTGGACTGGCAAGCTTTCGTAGAAGCCTGCCCAATCCGCCAAGTTGTCATAGTCCCATTGGTAGTCGCTGAACTTATCAAGTTCACTCTTACTGGCCCAAAATCCACATGCTGTCAGCACTTCATCTTCATTCGTGCATGTGTCATTTGCCACGACTATGTAATCCATCAACTCGTCAACGTCTTCAAACTCCTCGTGCGTGCGCATCTTCAGGTCATGCGTCATCTCATACTTGCACTCTCTTGCATAGTTGAGAAACTTCCTCGAAATGGTAGGAGAAAGCCCAGCAAACTCGAACGCGCGGGACATCGCCGCCGAGCCAGCCAGTTTAACACACGCCTCTCTGTCTCCTCTCTTAAAGGCTTCGATAGCCGAAGGTGAACAACTTGTCCCTGACCTCGCAAAACATCGGTCTATCTCAGGCACACACAAGCATGTTTCTTGTCCGTTCTTCTCGGAGTATATCGGGCCGTACTCATCCAACCCCAAATAATACCCAACGAACAAAGCTCGCGTTTCTCTCATCTCTATCTTCATATTGAATCCAAGTCTATCCCAAAACTGCAATATGTCCTTCAAGACACCATCATCTTTTGTCAGTTTCGGGGTAGTCACGAGAAAAGAGTCGTCTCCTTCGAACGCGCTGCGCAGGTATCTCATAACACCACGGACATCTTCTCCCTTTACCCGTCCAGGGTCAAGGAATACTTCCGGGTGTTTAAACACTGCACAATGCCACACTGCAAAATTGACCCACCAATTCAGGCAAGATGTCCCTCTGTGTCCGCTCCTGCGTATTGCATCTATCACGAACTTCGCTCGTTC